TCAATAAACAAGTGTATAATGAACGCTGTATAATTATTTGACAGCGCTATTAGTAGTGTCTGCCAGCGATATCACGGCGTTACTTGTTGGCATGGTACATGCATGTATAAGTAACAAGCGCAACAAAGCGCTAAGATTCCAATCATGATAGGAGATTCCAAACGATAGCAAACAAGATAGCAACCAGACATCAATGGCGATCACAGTGATATCAATGTCTTACGCTCTATGTCAGCTTTCTGGGTGCACTGTTACATTTCCAACACCAACTGTCAGATTCATGACATGGGGGGGTAGGGGTCTAAATAAGTTTGCAATTGCATTGCCCCTCCCTAAAATTTTTAAAAACTTGCATCAATTCTAAAAGTGACTAAAGATTGCTAATGAAGTCTTACAATATAGCTAGTCTGGAGTAATTTTTATGGCGAGGGGCCCTGGTAGACCAAAAGTTGTCTCAGATGAGGCAATGAATGCTCTTTATGACGGTCACAATCCTAATGCTTTAATCAATCGTATACCTGATAGGCTTGTGCCTGTGCTTGAGCGTGTAAAGTCCAAGTTACCTCGCACATTGATGTTAGCTGAGGCTGAGATAAGGACTTATTGCGGGCCTGATGAGCGAGATGAGCGTGTACGTTTATCATTTTGGGATGAGTATAATGCTGCTACGGCTGCTGGTAAGAGGATGAGTTTACAGAGTGTGATATGTGGTACATGTTCATGGGAGACATGGGTTACTGCATTTGAGCCTAACAATCACAAGATGCTATGGATATTCACGCCACCGGTCAGTTATGCGATGGCGATGCGTCAGATTCTTCATAGGGGTACTGAGCGTCTTCTTGAGATTATGAATTTGCCTATAAAGAATAAGGAAGGGAATGTTGACCCGAGGGTAGCGACACTTATTTTGAAGGCATGGCAGTTAGCTGATCTTAGGATTAAGGGTGGTATTGTCCAGAAGATGCAGGTTGAGCAGAAGTCTGTGAATGTAAATTTCAACAGTCTTGAGAGTGCTCATCAGATCAGGGATCAGGTACAGAATTTAGAGCTTGGTGATCTTGAGTCACTGGAGCGTAGGATTGAGGCAGCGAAGAGGGATCAGTATAGATATTTAAAGAACATAAGTCCTGAGCAGAAGGCATTGATGTTGAGTGGTGATAGTGAGTTTTTAGAAGATTTCGAGAATGTCTCTAAATATTCCCACCGTGTATCTATGCCGGATATTCCTGAGTTACCTGATATTGAACTAAAATTTGAAGAGGTCATGGATGGCCAAGAAGCAAACGAAGGAAGATCGGATTGAGTCTACGATTGCTCGTCAGAAGGAGGAGCGAGTTTTAGAGCTTACTCGTGAAGTGAGTAAGATGAAGAATCTCGATCCGCTGACTTTCCAGCAGAGTGTTATCAAGGCGAGGATTAAGGAGCTCAAAGAGGACTTACCGCACCTTCATGGTTGGAAGTGGTATGCTTGGGCAAGGGAATTTTTCGAGTCACGCAATAGAATGAATTTGCTGTGTGCTGCCAATCAGATTGGTAAGAGCAGTGCAGCGATTCGTAAGAACATAGAGTGGGCATGTAATAAGAAGTTATGGCCGGAGTTGTGGGATTCGACTCCCAAGCAATTTTGGTATTTTTACCCATCTGACCAGGTGGCTACGATTGAGGTAGAGAAGAAGTGGGTACCAGAGTTTTTGCCTCGTGGTGACATGAAGAATCATGAATTTTACGGTTGGGATATTGAATATAAGTCTGGCGATGTTGCTGCGATTCATTTTAGGAGTGGCTGTAGTATATTCTTCAAGTCTTACGGTCAGAAGGTAATTAACTTACAGACAAGTTCTGTGCACATGATGACCTTCGATGAGGAGGCTCCTGAAGAGATTATAAATGAGTGTCTAGCTCGCCTTCGTGCCACAAGGGGATACTTCAATCAGGTCTTTACGGCTACCCGTGGTTTACAGGTGTGGTACAGGGCTATGGAATGTATAGGTACAGCTGAAGAGATGTTTAGCAGTGCTTGGAAGCGTTCTGTGTCGATGCGTGAGTGTATGTTCTATGATGACGGCACACCGAGTCCATGGACACCTGAGAGGATCAAAGAGGCAGAGGGTTATTGCACGTCTGCGTCTGAGATTTTAAAGCGTATTGACGGCAGGTTTGTGAAAGATGAGGGCAGACGTTATTTAACATTTGACCCTGATAAATCTTTGGGTGATCCGAATGAAAAGATTCCAGCCAACTGGAGATATTACGCGGGCGTGGACATTGGCAGTGGTGGCCGTGGGCGTTCTGCTGGAGCTATTATCATTATTGCTTGCAGCCCTGATCTTGATCGCGGAAGAGTGGTTAGGACTTGGCGTGGAGACTTTGAAGAGACCACAGCCAAAGACATCTTGGAAAAATACAAAGAACTAAAGCAAGGAATAACGATTACGCAGGCTTGTTATGATTATCAGTCCAGAGAATTTGGATTGATAGCTTCCAGGTCTGGTGAGCCATTTCTTGCTGCCGACAAGCAACGTAATAGTGGTGAGCAGATTACCAACACTCTTTTCCAGAGTGGAGCTTTAACGATTGATAACGGTGTTTATGACACTCGAAAGCTTGTTACAGAGTTGATGTCTGTGCCAGCTGGCGAGAAGAATAGAAAGTACCAAGATGATTTAACTGATGCTCTTCGCTATGTTTTAAAGTTAATCCCATGGGATTTTGTTAAAATTGCTCCAAATTTAAAATTTAATGATGAAGATCGTGAAGAAGTACCGCATACTAATTGGACAAAAGATCAATATCATCAATGGCAAATTAAACAACGGCGTGGAGAAATGACCGATGACTGTGAAACGAAAGACGAATGGCAAGCCTTCAGGGACGAAGTCCAAGCATGGAACGAAGCCTACGGAAACTGGTAAAAGATATAAACTTCTTGGTATTATCAATGAGTGTCAAAAACTTGGCGTTAGCAGAATAAAGACTGCTGAGTTTGAGGTAGAGTTTTTCTTAGAGCGTTCACAAGAGGTTGGTAATTTTGTGAATTATAACGAAATCAAATCACCAACATCAATTGACAAAGATTTAATGGACGATGTTCGTCTATCACAGCTGATGATCGACGATCCATTTGGATATGAGCGTGAAGTATTAAATGCAGAACAAAGGAGATCGTTCCATGAAGCCCATGAAAATTGATGAGCTGAATAAACTTCACGATGATGCAAAGTCCGTAGACAAAGAGATCTTGTCTGAGATGCGTTCTAATATTTTGCTTATTTCTGGCGAGCATTATTCAAGACGTTTAAATGAACTGTGGCAGCGTAACCGTGTCAACGGTATGACACAAGATCCGTATCAGTTGCGTATTACTAAAAACTGGCTACACAGAGCACACCGTATATATGTCAACGCAATCATGTCGCAAGCTCCTGGCGTAACTATTTCTCCAAGAAATCAGACAGAACTTCAAGATCAGAAGTCTGCTGAACTAAATAAAGCAGTATGGGAAGACGCAAAGCACAAATATAAGCTTAATGCTTTGATTCGTGATCTATGCGGGGACTTCTGCGGTATTGGTGAGTGTGCAGTTAAGGTTTTCTTTGATCCAACAAAAGGAAAGCTTAAAGGATATGAGTCCACCATAGATGAACTGGGTAATCCAGTCGTAGATGAGATGGGACAACCTATGCCAGATACATCTAGGCCAGTATTTTCTGGAGAATTTGTATTTGAGAGACTTTTCGGTCAAAATATATTCAGGGATCCTTCATGCATGCAGATGAAAGATGCAAGATGGATTGGCATTGAGAAGCTTGAATCAAGCAAAGTGCTTAAAGAGCGTTATAAAGATCAAGAAGAGAAGCTTAAGTATATTACTGAGTCCAATGAAGACTTTTTAGTGTTTGACTCCATGAAGAGTGGATACGGACGTGAAAAAGATCAAACTCTACTCCTTGAATACTATTACAAGCCTTGCCTTGAGTATCCTGAAGGATATTTTTATATCGCCACGAAAGCGGGCATCCTTGAAGAAGGGCCTTTACCTGCTGGCATCTTCCCGATTGCTTGGAAAGGTTTTGATGAACATCCTACGAAGGCAAGGGCAACTAGTATTGTTAAAGTTGCTAGACCTTGGCAGGCGGAAATAAATCGTGCATCGTCGCAGGTTGCCCTACACGGTATCACGATTGCGGAAGATAAGATTCTTTATCAGGCCGGAACGAAAGTATCTCAAGGTAGTCTTCTTCCTGGCGTTAGAGGGATTACATACCAGGGGACGCCGCCTACCATTCTTCCAGGTCGAAATGGCGAGCAGTTTTACGAATACATAGCCTTAAACGAGCAAGAAATGGGCCGCGCATTGATGATTGATCTTGTTGACCAAGAGAAATCGACCAATCTTGACCCCATGGCGATGCTATTTCGCAGCATGAATCAGACACAAAAGTTCTCATTTTATGCTGATAAATTTGGTGAAATGCTAGTTGATATGGCTGAAAAGTTCCTTGATCTAGCTAAATTCTACCTCGAAGGCGATGAACTGATAGCTGCGATTGGTAGAGCTGAAGTCATCAACATAGCAGAGTTTAAAACAACCACTCCGCTGTCTCATTTGATTCAAGTAGAAGATCAAATTGAAACGATTGAGACAAAGTTAGGGAAGACTTTGGTTCTTAACCACATCATGCAATACGTTGGCACAAACTTAGAGCGTGATGACATTGGAAAACTAATCACACAGTTTCCATTTGCTAACTGGCAAGAGGCGTTTGGTGACTTTACGATTAATGAACGTAACGTCAAGAATGACTTCCTTGCAATTGAGCGCGGCGAAACTCCAAAAGTATCTCCAAGCGATGAGTCGTCTTATGTATTGAAGCAAGTTTCTAAAAGAAAGAAAGAGCGTGACTTTGGTCTGCTTGCTCCTGAAGTTCAAAACATGTATTCGCAGTACGAGCAGTATCATTTAGATAAGCAGGCACAAGAAGCTGCTTCGCTAAAAGCTGCTCAGTCTGAGTTTATACCTACTGGTGGTGCGATGGTGGCAGCCGATATGTATGTTCCTGATAGCGATCCTAACAAAGCTCCTAAGCGTGTAAGGCTCCCTTATGAGGCACTAGATTGGTTGTTAAAACAGCTTCAGCAGCAGGGGATGACTCAGGATGCAATGCAGCAGATGAATTCTGCTCAACAATCTGAAGTAGCAAAGTTGCTAATGAGTGATGTTGGGCAACAAACAGGACAGGCCAGTCCTATGGGAGCAATGTGATGGAAATGGAATCGACAAGTGTAGACACAGCAGCGGCGTTAGATAATACGGCTACCGCGCCAGACACAACGGCGACTGCCACAGACGCGGTGGAAGCTAAATCTACGGAGCCTACTGGTTTAGATGCTATCAAAGCAACTAGCGCTAAAGGTATCGCCGTAGAAGGAGTTAAAGAGGTTCCGCCTGCTTATACTCCTAATTACAAGTTTAAAGTAATGGACAAAGAGCATGAAATTGATGAATGGCTTCGTCCTGTTA